ATTCATAGAATGCGGGGAACATCACAATGACTCCAGAGCTGCTCGCTCTCGAAAGAATGGCCGGAATTATCCTCATGGGACAGCCCAATGCTGCAATCCTTGAGGCTGATTCCAATGGCAACGTCCTGGCTATGGACGCGCAGCCCGCGCTCGTCACGTCGAGCAACGCCGGTGTTCCTGCGATGTTCACCACCTACGTAGATCCTCGCATTATCGACATTCTCGTCAAGCCCATGCGGGCCGTCGAGGTTGTCGGTGAGGAAGTCAAGAAGGGCGATTGGATCACCGATACGGCGATGTTCATCGAAGGTGAAGATGTCGGTCAGGTATCCAGCTACGGCGATTACTCGGAGAATGGTGTCTCCAACGCCAATATCAATTATCCCCAGCGTCAGAGCTACCACTATCAGACGATCACCAATTGGGGTGAGCGTGAGGTAGCGCGAGCCGGCGCGGGACTGGTGGATCTGGCTTTCCGCAAGAACAAAGCTAGCATCAGCACCCTCAATCTCTTCCAAAATGCGAGCTATTTTTTCGGCATAGCTGGCCTGGAGAACTACGGGTTGCTTAACGACCCTTCGCTGCTCCCGGCCATATCTCCGTCAATCAAGGCGGCGGGCGGTACGGCATGGGCAGTGGCCACCGCCAACGAGATTTTGCACGACATTCAGTTGCTCTACCAGCAACTTGTATCGCAGACCAACAATCTCGTCGATCTCGAAACCAACATGACGCTCGCCATGTCTTCGCAGACGCAGACGTGGCTCACTGACACCAGCGATTTCAATGTCAACGTCTTTGATCGGATCAAGAAGAACTTCCCGAATATGAAGATCAAGACGGCCCCGGAGTATACGACAGCATCGGGCAACAGCTTGCAGCTCATCGCCGATGAGGTCGAAGGAGTCCGGACTGCATCTTGCGCATTCACGGAAAAGCTTCGTGCTCATCCGGTAGTTATCAAACTCAGTTCCTTCATGCAGAAGAAATCGCAGGGAACCTGGGGCACAATCATCTATCGTCCAGTATTTATCGTTTCGATGCTTGGCGTGTGATACCGTAGACGCATTAAGGCAACTTGGCCCCTAGAGCGTTCTAGGGGCCTATTTTTTCGAGAGGGGAATCTCATGCACTACAGAAACGGAAGAGAAGCAAAGAACGGCGATAAGGTAGTCAGATTGAGTGGAGGAAAGATCGAAGTTTTTGGCGTTCTCCACAGTGCGACTCCTGGTAATGATTATTGCAACGGCAATATCGCTACCATCCAATCGCCGAACGAATTCGCATGTATGTGCGATTGTCTGCATATCGAAGATGTGGCAGAATTGCTCGCTACGGTCGGTTTGGACAAGCGACCTGAAGGTAAATAACTATCATCGGTTTGGACAAGCGACCTGAAGGTAAATAACTATCATCAGCATTTCGAGAGGGGAATCTCATGCAAACTATCACCATCGGATCGAAGCTCCCATTCGGCTTCATCCTCAAACATCCAATCGACCCAACCCAAACTGTCACTATCAAAGGGCTCAATGGTGCGCCTAGAGGTCGCAACGGAGTCCTGGTGCAATTGCCGTACATGACCACGGAAGTTGACAAGGACTTCTGGGAATTGTGGCACGCCGTACATACCAGCAACGCTCGTCATCCCTTCGGCCCGCTCAAATCCGGGTCCATATTCGTGGCCGGAACTCAGGATCGCGCCGAAGCAGTTCATCGTGAGCGCGAAAAGGAAAAGACGGGATTGGAAGGTCTGGTTGCTGAAGACTACAATCTCAAGACAAGGGTGGATGAGTGATGAATGGAGCGTGCGGCGGCGTAGCAGTCTTCAGCTCACAGCAATTCCTATTGCTGTTTCCTGAATTCTCAGGTGTCGATCCAAACAAACTTCAGGCGTACTTTACGAGTCTTGCCACTCTGTATTTGAGCAATTCGCCGAACAGTCCTGTATGCGATCTCACCCGCCGCCTCACTTTCCTCAACATGCTGGTGGCTCACATCAGCTATCTCAAAGGCGATCTGGATGCTGTAGCCATCGCACCAGCTCCAGCATCTGCCACGCTCAATGTGACCGCGCCCACTGCCGGCCCTTTCGTCATATCTCATGGCCTCGGTGCGGTTCCCGCATCCGTCGATATTCAGATGACTAGTTCGGGGGCCATCTGGCAAGCGAGCGCGGCCGATGCGCTCAATTTATATCTTGAGGGATCGGATGTAGGAGTCACCGCCGATGTCTACGTCTATCAGGATTCGCAGATACTCGCCGGCAATGGTGCGGCGCGGCCTGTAGGGCGCACCAGCAACGCCAGTGAGGGTTCGGTGAGCGCTGGATTCGACTATCCCGTGGGAAGCTCAGCAAGCGCGGCATTCTTCGCTCAGTCGCAGTATGGCGCGATGTTCTGGCAGGCGACAAGTTCCCTGCGGGGATTCCGCTATGCTGCCGGACCCTCACCTGGGTACCCCATTCGACCGGTAGGTTATTGGTTTGGGCGAGGGATCAGATAATGCCAAGCGCTGAGTCATTTACGCTCACGATGGACTCTTCCGAGTTGCTTGAGGATATAGAGCGTATTTACCGCGGCGAACTTACGTTCCCTACAGTTTCGGCGGTTCGGGTTATTGAAATGAACCTCAATATTCCGATCTACTTGGAGGAAAATGAACATCCCCGTCAGCGATAGCGTCAACAACAAGTTGCTCGAAATTGCTAAGAAGTTCGGCGGCGGCCATGTGCGCGTTGGATTCCTGGAAGACAAGAAATATCCCGATGGAACTCCAGTGGCTCAGGTAGCTTTCTGGAATGAGTTCGGCCACGGTGGTCCATTCCCCGCTCCACCTCGACCTTTCTTTCGAACGATGGTGGAAAAATACTCTAAGCAATGGCCCGGTGACATGGAGGTTTTTGCAAAAATTCACGATTACGACGGACCTGCGATCCTCGCCGAAATGGGAGTGATAATAGCCGAACAATTGCGCGTAAGTATTCTTGATATGAACGCACCAGCGCTTTCCCCTACGACCGCATTACTGCATTCCCGCTTTCCCGGTATAGGTGAATTCGGCGTCACTATCGAAGATGTTCTCCAAGCTCAAAGGGACGTGGCAGCCGGAGTTGCAGTGCCATCGGGTACTGTCGCAAAGCCTCTTGTATGGAGTGAAACCATGCTCAAAGCCGTAGAGTATGAGGTGACGAAATGACTCTACGGTTGCGGCAAATAGTCAACTCAATCAGCAACACGGTCAATCCCAACATCATCGTCACGTTGCAGATATCAGCCGGTTATACCATCGGCGCGGGGCAGCGGCAGCAACCTGTCTACAATCCAGCCATCACGGGACTGGGGCAGGTACAGGCGTTGGATGGAAGCGACCTCAAGCAGATAGAGAACCTCAATATCCAAGGCACTCTGCGAGCGCTCTATATGTACGGCAATCTCGCTGGCGTGATGCGGACTGATAGCAAGGGTGGGGATATAGTCACCATCAAGAGCGGGCGTAGCAAGACTGTTACCGTCCCCGTCACCGTCAGTCAGACTGGGGTAATTTCAGTTCCTCATGGCTTGGGAGTGACACCAGATCAGGTGAAGATACTTGCGACCGGACCCGGAGCCTTATGGCAACCAGTGGCCGCCGATGCCGTCAACGTCTACATTCAAGCGAGCGATATTGGTGTAAGCGGCATCATCACTGCGATTTCCAACGGTGTACCTCAGAATCGAAAAGTACCTCAGTTGCTCGCAGGAACCTGGCTGGTTGAAAAGGTTTTGGAATCGTGGTCTGATTGGACCAAAGTGGTGATCAGAAAACAATGAGCAAACTGCATCAGATCGCGCCGGAATTCGTAGCTTTTCATTGCCCAGGTTGTAAGTACGGTCATGCTGTTACAGTGAATGGTCATCGAAATTCTTCAGGAGCAACATGGAGTTGGAATGGATCGATGAATAAACCTACATTCAGTCCTTCAATCAACTGCAATCCTAACGACGATCTTCACCGATGTCACAGTTTTGTGAGGGACGGTATGATTCAATTTCTTTCCGATTCCTGGCATAAGCTGAAAGGTCAAACTGTCGAGATTCCGGAGTGGGGTGAGTAGTGGCTACAGTACTATACTTCCCATCTATAACGGTCGATGCAGTCATCGAAGCCCTGACGGCTTTCCTCACTCCATTTGTACCTGCCGGATGCCCTATCGTGAGGGGATGGCAGAACCGAGTGCCGCCCCCATTCACGCCGGCCGCTTCCGATCCGCTCGCTTTCGTGAAGCTCTCGGAGGTCAATCAAGTTGACCTTGAGACACCTCAGATGACTCAGAGTTCCGACCCCACCGTCCAGCAAGCTAGCATCCTCACTCCGACTCGGATGGATATTCAAATCGACTTCTACGGGCTCATGGCTGGGGACTATTGCAAAGCTATCAAGGCCGTTTTCCGCTCACCCTACGCTCCCGATCAGTTCCCCGATGGAATTGCGCCTCTTTATTCCAGCGATGCCATTCGCGGCGCTCTGATAACTGGTGAGGCACAGTACGAAGATCGTTGGCTAATTACAGCGAGTCTGCAATATAATCCCACTGTGACCGTCCCACAACAATCCGCCACTGTCATCACGGCGAATACCGAGGTTTACCAATGACGATTCCCGCATCTCAATTTGTTGGGGTAAAACCCTCAGTTCTCAATGCCGGTGGCGCTGGCCTGGTTCTCAATGGCCTTTTTCTCACTGAGAATCTTGCAATGCCGACAGGAACCGTCCTGAGCTTCGCCAGTACCGCATCAGTCGCATCATTCTTCGGATTGGCATCGGCTGAAGCGGCTGCTGCGGCTATCTATTTCGCTGGTTATACCGGAGCAACCAGCAGTCCTTCGGCGATGCTATTCGCGGCCTACAATGCCGCCAATCGAGCGGGATTTATCAACTCCGGGAGCTGGCTGAATACTCCGCTAGCTACCCTCACCGCCCTCACCCCCGGCACGCTCACGGTGACGATTGCGGGCACAGCAGAAACTTCGGCGAGTATCAATCTCTCGGGCGCTACCAGCTTCAGCAACGCAGCATCGCTTATCGCGGCTGGATTCACTTCCCCGGCATTCACCGTGACCTTCAGCGCTACAACCGGTCAATTTCAGATCATCAGCACGGCCACGGGGGCCGCTGAGACTGTTATCTTCCCCACCGGTGCGCTTGCCGCCGGTCTGCTCTTCACTCAGGCTACAGGTGCGCAGCTATCACAGGGCGCAGTGGCAGATACCCCCAACAGCGCCATGACCAATGCTTGGGCTCTCTCCCAGAATTGGGAGACGATGGTCACTTTGTTTGAGCCAACCCTGGCCAACAAAGAACTATTCGCGGCATGGTTTACGGCTCAGAATGACAGCGTCCTTTGGCTTGCATGGGACAGCGATACTCAAGCCAGCGTGAGCGGCGCGACGGAACCGTTCGGAGTTGTAGCCATCGCTAACAAGTACGATGGCGTGGCGTGCATAGGCGGAGATCCGGCTGCGGTCCCAGCAGGGAGCACACTCGCCGCGCTGGTGATGAATACCGCCATCTTCGTTTCGGGAGCAGTAGCTTCAATCAACTTCAGCGAGACGAATGGGCGCACCAATATCACGTTCCTTTCGCAAGCCGGTCTAGTTCCCGCTTGCGCCAATCTCCAGACCTATCAAAACCTTGTGGCCAACGGGTATTCGACCTACGGCGCGGTGAGCACTCGCAATCAGGGATTCACGTTCTTCGCGAACTCCAATATGCCGGGCGACTTTTCTTGGATCGACACTTACATCGGAGACGCCTGGTTAAGCGATCAGCTTCAGGTCAGCAATCTGACTCTTCTCACTACCATCGGCTCGATGGCCTACAACGCCAACGGATTCGGAGCGCTACGCACGTCGCTCGTCGGAGGTCCAATCGCCGCGGCTATCAACTTCGGTCAGATTCGTACCGGAGTGACGCTTTCGAGCACTCAGATTGCCGACATCACATCTAAACTCGGGGCCGGTTACGCTACGTTGATTTCCACGCAGGGTTACTATCTCCAGATCCAAGACCCTGGGGCGACCGTTCGTCAGCTTCGCGGAACTCCTGTTGTCAATTTGTATTACACGGACGGCGGGAGCATACAGCAGATCTCGATGGGTTCTATCGACCTACTTTAATCTCAGGGAGCGTAAGCAATGTCGGATATCACAAGTGCAAATAGCGTTGTCGCCATCACCGTACCGGGTCTGTTTCCGACTCCCATCATCCTTGAGGGATATTCAGCCGACGCTGCCTGGAATACGGACAACAGGACGGGAGCTGAGGTCCAGCGCGGTGTCGATGGTCGGCAGACGGGTGGCGTAGTCAAGAACTCCACCAAGCAGACCTTTCATTTTCAAGCGGACTCTCCCAGCGTGGCCCTATTCGACGCTATCGACACGGCGCAGGATGTGAGCAATACCGTATTCTATATCCAAGCGACGATAACCCTCCCTGGACCCGGCAAGGTATACAGCGGCGTGCGCGGAGTGCTGACTGACGTGAAGCCGATAGCCGATGCCGGCAAGGTATTGCAGGCCGTCGATTACGTGATCACATGGGAATCTCTCCGCTCGTCTATCATCTGACTATGGCTAGCTTTGATATCGCTTTCGATTGGCTTTTGGATTCGGAAGATCCGAAGCGTGAGTATCTGTCTGTCCCGGACGCGCCTCCGGGCGCTCATGCAATTTCCGGCATCAACTCTTACTCCTTCCCTACAGCTTTCAATCGTATCGCTGCTCAAACTCAGTCAATGCGAGCGCCTCTGGTTAAGAGCTTCTATGAGACCTATTTTTGGAAGTATGGGAGCATCGAGT